TGGATTTGCAGATTGTGGCCTTTATCTTCTGCCACTTGAAGGCTCCTGAAGGAGGAGAGTCCCACGAACGTGGTGGCAAAGTTCTTTCCCATCAGTTTGCAGGAAGTCGTGCCATGATGAGATCCTGCAACTACATGATAGGTCTTGAAGGTAACAAAGACCCAGACCTACCCATCGAGGAGCGTAATATGAGGACGTTGGTAATCCTTGAGGATAGAGAGTTCGGGAGAACTGCTCGTATTCCTCTGTATTGGGATCACAAGACAGGGGTATTCCATGAAAGAAATGCATGAGAAGAACATCCCTGAGTTAGAAGAGGATCTGAAAGACATGGTCTCTGTCGTAAGCGAGATTAAAGACCTAGACCAATATCAGGATCACCTCTCCGACATCACTCGCATCGTGACGCTTCTATATAGAATGTCAGAGGAGTATAGAGATGACCATAGACTCCACTGAGGTTCCCTTTGACTTTACAAAGGAAATCTCTGATTTCTTCTACGAGCAGTACCATATGCTCGTAAAGAGAGTGAACTTCCGTATCCGCAATGAGTGGGATGCTGAAGATGTTGTTATGGACGCTTTCAGAAAGGCTGTTGAGTACCAAGACAGCTATAACCCATCAACACATCAGATTGGTGCATGGTTTAATACGATCATGAACAACTCAATACGAACATACCAGAAGGAGAAGTTCATGAAGCACATTGAAGTGGATGAAGACGCTGAAATTCCAGTCGAGGAGACCTATGAAACTCAAGACATGGTTGAACACATCATTGAGGACATCACGAACTACCGTAACGAGGCTGCTAGAGAAGTGCTTCGTCTGTTCTTGGTTCTCGGATACAATTACGCGGAAGTGGAGCAGGTTACGGGAGTTCCTATTCGTAATGCTCGTTTCTATGTTGATGAGTTCAAGCAGGAAATGAGGGAGAAATACGCATAAGGTGTAGCCATGCGAGTATGTGTAGGAGACATAGAAGCTGATGGGCTTCTTGATACAGTAACACAAGTTTGGTGCGGTGTGTTCAAAGACATTAAAACGGGAGAGGTAACGAAGTTCTCTCCACTGTCCAGTAAGGACTACGTCTCTGACATGCTGCAATTCCTAGATACGACAGATGTTCTAATCTTCCACAATGGTTCCGGATATGACTTTCCCATGTTGGAGAAGTTATATGGGTATAAATATCAGGGCCAAAAGGTTGACACGCTCATCATGTCAAGAACACAGCAGCCCAAGAGAAAGCTGCCATTCAACTGTCCCAACAAGAAGGCTGGCCCCCATTCAGTAGAGGCTTGGGGTTATCGGGTAGGACGTGGTAAGCCTGAACACAACGACTGGTCTCAGTTCTCCCCTGAGATGCTTCATAGATGTTCTGAAGATGTGGAGATCCAACACCTCATTTTCAATGAGCTTCAAGCTGAAGCTAAGGGCTTTAGTTGGAAGGAAGCTAACAAACTAAACTTCAGGTTGTTTGAGATCTTACACAAGCAAGAGGAGTATGGGTGGCTTGTCTCAAGGGAACAGATAGACAAGAACATCTCCCTTCTCGATCATTGGATCTATCGCTTCGATAAGATCTTGACTCCCCAACTTCCTATGATCCTCGAAATTGAAGAGGGAAAGAAGGATGGGGAACGTAACTGGGTAAGGAAACCCTTTATGGCAAGTGGGGATTACGCTCCTATTGTGCTTGAGTGGATGCAAAGACATGGCATTCCAGAAGGTGTGGTGTGGGGCAGATTCTCCAGAGTAAACTACAGGTTGGTCAATTTGGACAGCAACGGAGAGGCCAAGGATTTCCTGTTGAGGGAAGGCTGGCAACCTGAACTCTGGAATTACAAGAAGGATTCCAACGGAAAACCTGTACGTGATGAACAGGGAGAACTCATCAAGACAAGTCCTAAACTATCGTATGACGAACCATTCCTTGGCATTGAGTCCAACATGGGCAAGTATATGGCCAAGAGGGTTCAATGTCGCCATAGACGAAGTGTTCTGCAAGGCTGGATTAAAATCATTAGACCGGATGGACGCATAGCAGGTGTTGTCTCAGGACTAGCAGCTACAGGGCGTGCTACACATGGCGGCATAGTCAACGTTCCCGGTGATGAGGCTTTCTTTGGTAGGGCTATGAGGAAGTGCTTTGTATGTAAACCTGGTACGAAGATAGTAGGAACGGACTCCGCTGGTTGTCAGAATAGGATGCTGGCAGCAAGGGTGGGTGATGACTCGTTTACAAAGACATTGATAGACGGAAAGAAGGAGGACAAGACCTCCATTCACTTTGTGAATCAAGCCGCAATCAAGCTGAAAACGGACATCTTAGTTCCCTACAGGGACTGCAAGAGCCTTAACTATGGATGGATGTTTGGAGCTTCAGACAAGAAGCTCGGCCTTATCATTAACCGTAGTAAGGAAACGGGAGCAATGATAAGAGAGGCGATGCTCGGGGTATCCCCCGGACTAGGCGCATTGGTTGAAGCCCTTCAAGCTGAATGGCGATCTCATGCAAAAGTCCGCGTGAATAAATGGGGCAAAGCGGAATACTATGATGGATGGGTAGCTGGACTCGATGGTCGGCCTATCTTCATAGAAGCTGAGCACACACTCTTGGTCTACATGTTGCAGTCAGATGAGGCAATCATGATGGCGAGAGCTTATGTGATGCTGTATGACAGAGCCGAGGCTCGGGGATGGAAGCATGGTCAGGATTGGGGATATCTCGTATGGTATCACGATGAGTACCAAGCTGAAGTCAGGGAAGACATTGCAGAAGAGTTCTCCAAGTTAGCGGAACAGTGCATCGTTGACGCTGGAGAGTATTACAATATTGCCTGCCCACATAAGGGTGAAAGTGAAATAGGAAACAGCTGGTATGAAACACATTAATCATACTGGCAATTCTTGAAATCAAAGAGTATATACAACTACCCCCTAAATATAAGGTGAAACAATGGGACTTAATGCTTCAAAAGTAGAACGTACTGGCTCCGCTCCTGCTGAACCGCTGGAGGCTGGTAACTATATCGGTCGTCTCTCTCAGGTCATTGATCTGGGTGTTCAAGTACAGCGCCCCTACAAAGGTCAAGAGAAGGCTCCCGTACATGAAATCATGTTGACATATGAACTCGGTACTGAATTTCTGAAAGATGAAGACGGTAACGATATGGAGGATAAGCCTCGCCTCGTAAGCGAATCCATTCCTCTGCACCATATCTCTGCAACAAAGGCTAAGTCTACCAAACGTGCTGCGGTGCTTGATCCCAAAGGCGCTCGTAATGGAGACTTCCCGGCAATGATCTCTTCTCCCTGCACAGTGACTGTCGTGCAGAATCCCAAAGAAGGCACAGACATTGTCTATGTAAACATATCGAATATCACTCCCCCGATGAAGGGCTTTCCTGTCCCGGAACTGGTCAATCCTCCCAAGGTATTTGACCTTGATGCGCCGGATATGGAAATCTTCCTGAGTCTTCCTGAGTGGATTCAGACCAAGATTAAGGGTAACCTTAACTTCGCAGGTAGTCCCTTGGACGCTGCGTTATCTGGAGAGGCTCCTAAGAAAGAGCCTGCCCCTGCTCCTGAGGCGCCTGCTGCCGAAGAAGCTGGTGACGACAGCGATCCTTGGGACTAAGTTGAATAGGAGATCGTCATGCAAGCTCTACTTTACATGGTCTTTACAATCCTCACATCAGAAGGGGTATTAGAGACACACACTGTCCAAGCTGAGTACCGCAACATGTATGCGTGTAAACAGGGTATTGACCTTGCAGAGAGAACGATGATGGCGATCTCCCCCCAACTTGGAGAAGAGGTTATCATACGGGAACTCAAATGTGAACCCGTAAAGACAACAGATATCTAGGAGGAACAGTGGCTAATAAAAAAGGCTTTAAGCCGGGTTCCATAGTGATCTGCATGACAGTCACTGAGGCAACCGCTGAGTACGGTTTTAAGAAAGGAAAGCCGTACATCGTATCAAGCAACATGGCTATCCCCGGTCAGGGGAACATCATTGGATTAGTCCCCTATGACGAGGAAGACATCACTCAGGTCATCTTCGTTGACGCTAAGAACTTTGAGTCAGGCTCTGTGCTGTACCTGAAGGTGTGGCCAGAAGAGAGCAAGTATGAATTGATTGATGAGCCAGATGCCATGGAGAAACCTGCTCCTGATGCTGATTACGTTATCAGTCGTATGACTCTTCCTAAATCCATGGAGAAGCATTTTGATGAGCTTGTCCGTGTACTGGTCACGGAGGTAAAGGAAAGTGTTAAACGGGCTTCCAACGAGGATACTCCCTCTAATTGATGGGGACATCCTGACTTATCAGTCTGCATTCGGTGCGCAGGATAGAGAGTCTGGTCAGGTATTCTCCTTCAACATGGTTGAGGAGCTGTTGGACAAGGCTGTGGCCGACATCTGTATGGCTGTAGGCGCTACAGAAGAACCTATCATCTACCTCACAGGAGGCATTAACTTCCGAGATGCCATTGCGAAGACGAAGCCCTATAAAGGCAATCGTGTTCAAGAGAAACCTTTTCATTACAAAAACATTAGGGCACACCTCCAAAGTTACCCTAATGTTGTGATGACAGATGGGATCGAGGCTGACGATGCAATGTCAATAGCCCAGACAGCCAATGTAGAGGAGTACCTAAGGACTAAAGCTGAGGACCATATCCATACAGTCATCTGCACTAGGGATAAAGATCTCAGGATGGTTCCGGGATTCCACTATGGTTGGGAGCACCATCTTCAACCTGAGTTTCATTTACAATGGGTGGACGAATTGGGCTGGTTGAAATACGATGAAGTCTCGAAGAAACTCTCTGGTACTGGCTTCCTCTTCTTCTGTTCCCAACTAATTACAGGAGACTCTACTGACAATATTCCGGGGTTACCCAAGAAAGGTCCAAAGAAAGCATATGAGACTCTTCATGAAGCCACATCAGAGGAAGAATCGTTACGCCGTACTAAGGCGTTATATTCCGAAACCGTGGGTGAAGATTGGGAGCTATATATGCGAGAGCAAGGACAGCTTCTCTGGATGGTTAGGAAGCTAAATGAGGATGGCTCACCTGTAATGTGGGAGATACCGTGGCAGGAGACAAAGTAAGAAACGGAAACCAGTGGACTGAGGCTAGATTCAAGTCCTTTGTAAAAGGAGGCCTCCGACAGATATCCATTAAGTGGGGGCCTATAAACGAGGCAAAGAAAGATGCGAGAGTTGCGAGAGGCTTGTACAGGTGTGCTTTGTGCGAGAACGATGTCCCTGCAACGGTACGCAGGGCTACAGCCGATGGCAGAGAACGCCGTGTTAGTAATGTACACGTTGATCACATACAACCTGTGATCGACCCTGACAAGGGCTTTGAGTCTTGGGATCTCCTAATAGAGAGACTGTTCTGTGAGAAGGATGGGCTTAGGGTTCTATGCTATGACTGTCACGAAGCTGTGACAAATGGTGAGAAAGAAATAGCAAAAGCAAGACGAGTAAGAGAAAAACTCAATAATAATAACGATAAAGAGGAAATCTAATGGCACTGGTAGGTTCTTATCACTTTTTTGATGATATTGAAGACCGTGAACTCCGCACAAAGAATCGTGCTCAGGTTCTTGCGAACATTATGGAAGACAACATCGCAAAGGTGGAAGGGAAGACATCAATTACCAGCAGGGGAACAGCTCTCCTGATGGAATACTTCGGCAAGATCGCAGCTGATGAGCGTAAAGATGTCCTGAAACTCTTCTCCGATGAGGTCTTCACAAGAGGTTACCGTTATGCCATCTGAGCACTTCGTTATCCCAGATGCCCAAGTTAAACCGGGAGTTCCTACAGACCACCTCAGAGCTGCTGGTAACTACATTGTCGCTAAGAAGCCCGATGTAGTTATCTGCCTTGGGGACTTCTGGGACATGCCTTCTCTGAGTTCCTACGATAAGGGAAAGAAGAGCTATGAAGGAAGACGATATAAAGCTGATATTGAAGCAGGCCGTCAGGGTATGCAACAACTCCTTGGACCGCTTATGGCGTACAATAAGCGAAGACGACAGAATAAGAAGCAGCAGTATCTACCTCGACTGGTATTTCTCCTTGGAAACCATGAACAGAGAATTGAACGAGTTATTGAAAGCGACCCAATCCTTGAAGGAACTATCGGATACCAAGACTTCAAGTTAGAAGAACTTGGGTGGGAGGTTCATGATTTCAGAGAGCCTGTAGAGATTGATGGTATTGTGTATAGTCATTACTTTTACAACCCCAACTCAGGAAACCCTTGGGGTGGAAAGTGTAGCACGAAGCTGAACAACATCGGCTTCACATTTACTATGGGGCATCAACAGGGTCTCGACATTGCCATGAAACACCTAGCGAATGGGACTACCCTGAGAGGATTGGTGGCTGGTAGCTTCTATCAGCACGAGGAGAATTACAAAGGGCCTCAAGCTAATAATCACTTCCAAGGTTGTATCTATAAGCATGAAGTGAAGGATGGTAACTACAACCTCATGGAATTGTCCCTTGACTATCTTATGGAAAACTGGTTGTGAGCTACAATGATGTGACGAGAAGCGAGGTAATCGGACAGAACGGAAACGATGGGGAGCATTACAGAGTGATCGAGATGGCTAAATACCTATCTCGTGTTCGCTACGGAACAGAGTACCTGTACGAGCGTTTTATCCAAAATGGAGAGTTGGTTATGAATGATCCAGTAAAGCACCCTAAGCACTACACAGATCACCCTTCAGGTATCGAGTGTATACAGGTTACAGAACACATGTCCTTCAATCTTGGAAATGCCCTCAAGTACATCTGGCGTTGTGATCTGAAGTTGGATGCAATTGAAGACTTGAAGAAAGCTGTGTGGTACTTGGAAAGAGAGATTTCTAAGAGGGAGGCTTCTAAAGATAGACGCCAGTAAACCAATGTATGACAGGGAGGCTAACCGATGGGTTATACAAGCCTCCCGAAATCTGAGATTTGTATTCACATCATTCCAAGCTGCTTGGGACTACTACAACAACAACAAAGAAAGGTAGTAAATGAACCAGTACCAAGAGTACATTGCCCTCTCAAGATATGCTCGCTGGCTCCCGGAGCATGGCCGGAGAGAATCTTGGCATGAGACAGTCCAACGTTATATTGATTATTTTGTCCCACTTGATCTCAGTTGTGATCGAATTAGTGACAGCAGGGATGATTTTGTACGGGGTCTACGTTCTTCTCTCTATTCTTCAATCTTTAACTTAGAGACCATGCCCAGCATGAGGGCTCTTATGACAGCAGGAAAGGCTGCTGACAGGGATAACGCAGCTATCTACAACTGTTCCTACTTAGCTATGGAAGAACAGAGGGCTTTCGACGAGGCCATGTACATCCTTATGTGCGGAACAGGGGATGGTTTCAGTGTAGAGAAAGATATGGTTAGGGCCCTTCCTACCATAGCTGCCGCCTTCACTGACACACCCACCGTCATCAAAGTTAGAGACAGCAAGATTGGCTGGTCTGAAGCTTTCAAGGCGCTTATAGCAATGCTTTATAAAGGGGAGGTTCCTTCTTGGGACGTATCAAAGATAC